GACACCTACTGGCCTAACAAGTAAAGGGCTTCGGCCCTTTCACCTTTATCACGAAACCTCTTGTACCTTCTTCTGGATGATGTATACTGGTCATAAGCTAAAGCAAACCACCAAAACAGGAAAACAGCAAAATGTCAAACTCAGAGCTTTTAATCAACATCGGCCAATCTGCTTTCAACATCGGCCAAACCGTAGACGACATTATTAGCTTAGTAGAGGACATGGAAGGGTCAACTTTTGAAGACCAAGCGGTAGCAGTAAAGGCTTACTACGAAGCTAAGAAATCAGCTTAAACATCTAAACAGGAAAACAGTTATGTACGGTATCTACGACAAAAAGCAGCAAAGCATAAGAGAGCGTAATCTGCCCCATGAGACCACCTTTGCTATCATTGAGGAGCTTATGTTTGGCTACCCGGATGACAATGGCCGGTTTAGCATTGTCAGAGAGGTCGATGACGGTTGGATTTGCACTGAATCATTGAGGCTTGTACCAGTGGTGGATGAGATTAATACGCCCGTAAGGATGACCCGCAAAAAGGTATACAACGAACGAGTCGTCGGTAAGCCAGGATTCTGGGAGCTTACCACCTACAACCGGGCGGGGGATGTACTGAGGACGGCTCAGTATACCGATGTAATGCCGGAAGGCTACCTGGGAGGCTTGGTAGATGATTACCTTAGATTCCCCCTGACACTTGCTGAGGAGATTTAAACCTAGATCTCTCTTAACAAGAGACCCGTTACTGGTTGCCCGGTAGCGGGTTTTTCTATGTCTAAAATTTACACCTCCCTTCCATTAGTTTATATTGAACCCACCTTAACCCGATTCTTAAAGAGTGGCATGAAACAAAACCCTTGACAATAGATGAATTGCGAGACTTGATAAATAAAGGGGAAGCAAAAGGGACCCTCTTGTTTTCTTGGAAGCGGTTATGAATGGTCAAGATCCAAGGGGGGTCTCGCGCCTGTACAACCTGATAATGGATATAGGGGAGTTTAACGACGGTGAGCCTGACCCTAGTGATTGGGCCGAAGTTATTGACTTGGTAATGTCTGACTTTAAATTCCGTGGTGTGATCCTTGGGGAGTCCATAGCCGCTGCTAAGACATTGTCTGAGTACCTATATCCCAAACGTAAACAGGTTGATATAGGAGGGTCTCAAGGAGGCTCAGGTGATATACAAAATAACCCACTTACTGAAGAAGAAATAGAGCTATTTAAGGAGCGATTCAATGACGAATTTTGAAGAGCTTATACTGCCTTATGAGTATAGTGACCGCTGGTCAATAAATGAAAAGCGGATGTTGAAATATATGCTGGCTAATGATGGTATCCAGTTTATGCGATATTTCTTCATGTTACGGGAAGGTAATAAGATGGTCCGTAACTGGCACCATTATGTCATTGAGGCCGTTTTGCAGGCCGTCTACGATTGTAAAATTGACAGACTCATAGTTAATATCGCTCCCGGTTATACCAAAACTGAGCAAGTCGTGCTCAACTTTATATGTCGCGGAATAGCACTTAACCCCCGGTCAAAATACATTCATACCTCTTACTCCGGCGATCTAGCGCAAGAGAACTCTTCTAAGATAAAACAAACAGTACAATCAGCCGAGTTCCAAGAGCTTTGGCCTATGCTTACCCGGACAGATACCAAGGGTAAGAAAAGGTGGTTCACTGAGTTTGGTGGCGGGATGATGGCTACTTCTAGCGGCGGACAGATAACAGGCTTCAGGGCGGGCCGAATGCAGTCAGGGTTCACTGGTGCCTTTATAAACGACGACCCTGTAAAGCCTGACGACGCTTATAGCAACGTAAAGCGAACAGGTATAAACAACCGCTTCAACAACACTATGAGGTCTCGCTTGGCGGTTGAGACTGTCCCTATGATTAATATTATGCAACGTATACATGAAGATGACCTTACAGGGTTTCTTCTTAAAGGGGGTTCCGGTGACAAATGGCACCATCTTGTTATACCTACGCACCTAACAGAAGAGGCTCTAAGCAAGCCCTATCCCAAGGAACATACGCACGGTATCCCCATTGACATAAACAGACTTCTTATAGCCTTACACGGCGGACCTCAGTATGCTTTTTAGTGCGGGGGATATGCAGGGGCTGGTCCCTTACAAAATACCGGTCGGTGAGCCTCTATGGCCCTTCAAACATAACCTTGAACAGTTACTGACCCTAAAAACGGGTGACCCTTATACCTATAGCAGCCAGATGCAGCAAGACCCTTCGCCCGCTGGTGGTGGTATGTTCAAAAGCAACTATTGGAAGCATTATGAAGTCTTGCCAGCGGGCATGGATGCCATGCGTATATACGGAGACACCGCCCAAAAAACCAGAGAGCACAATGACTATAGCGTGTTCCAGTGTTGGGGTAGAATACCCAATCAGGGAATATACCTGTTAGACCAGATACGGGGCAAATGGGAAGCCCCTGAATTGGAATCTAAGCTGGTTGAGTTTTGGAACAAATGGAAACCTACTATGTACAGGCCGTTCGGTGCGACGGTTGTTAAGATTGAGGATAAGAGTTCTGGTTCATCACTCATACAATCCATCAAAACGAACTATATGATACCCGTTGAACCTATCCAACGTAATACGGACAAAGTATTACGGGCGATGGGCGTAGTTAAATTCTTCGCTAGTGGTTATATAAATCTACCCTTAGATGTAGAATGGATAAATGATTATAAGGAAGAGTTCCGAAAATTTACTCCGCTTATGACACATAAACACGACGATCAAATAGACCCCACGATGGATGCGGTTGAAGACTTGATTGTATTTGAAGACATGCTGTATAGCGCCCATACCATAGGATCATAATTATGAGTTCATTAAAAAATGCTTACGACAGAGTATCTCTTTCTGAAAGAGGGTTCATACTTCGTAACTTAACTACTAATGGTTTGATAGCAGGTACGCAAGAGGCTGCTGTTGACGGCTCAGTCACGCCCGTCAAATATTATATCCAACCTCTAGCGGGTGAGGTCTATATATTAAATACAGTCTCTATTGTCGTCAGCGACGGTACTAGTTCGGTCGGTTTAACCGATTACGGGTCCATACCAGGACCTCTAACTAATGGCATAAGATTCTTTAGTGAGAAAGACGGCATTGAAACTTTGTTAGGGTTAACCTTTAAATCTAATCAACAATTAGTGGATCTAGGGCCTGTTAGAGACCGCATAAGATATAACAGCTATTATCCTTTCCGCTTACGTACTTTAATATCAATCAGTATACAGATAGAGGGTTCCTGCTACAACGGTAAATAAAATGATAAATCGGAGTTATTGTACAGGACGATTTATCATCCCTGACCTCTCAGACGTTTGCGGTCAAAGGTAGTTTGCTTGTAAGGAATATCTAACCTCTATGGTTAAAAGGTTAGCTAAACGGATGTAAGGTAATACGGGTATAAAAGTTTTATAAAATTTAAAATATGTAAAGGTATAGGGCAAGTTTTACCTAACCTTTAACCCTTGATTGTAAGAGGTCAATATGTCAGACAAAATTACGAAGAAGCCCATATTATGGACAGCGACCCTGAGGTGTTAAAAGATAGCCTTGAAAATCTGGTTGCTCAGCTTGGTACATCCCAGGACAAACGAGCTCACTCGCGGTTTGTTAATAACAAGCGGTTGTCCCTGGACGGTATGCAGGAAGAGCTCAACGCGATGTACCGTACCGATTGGCTAGCTGGTAAAGTCATTGACATTATCCCAGATGATATGACGCGGGAATGGAGGTACTTTAGCGGGGGATATTGAGCCTGAAAACCGTGGAGCTTCTAATAGAAGAGGGAAAAATCGTTTTAAAGCTGGCGGATATTTTTAATCAAGCCCACAAATGGGCAAGGCTTTATGGGACAGCCTTCATCGTTATGAATATTGACGACGGTGAGTCTGTAGACAAGCCTCTTAACATTAACAAGATTAAGAAGGGCGGTCTTAAACATATCAAGGTAGTTGACCGTCATCGCATTGACAGGGCCGATGTTCAGCCGGTTGAAAACCCGCTGGATCCCAACTATGGTATGCCTCAGTATTATCGCTTTGTTAACACTAGCGTTAGGATACACCATAGCAGGGTGATACGTTTTGATGGTGTGCAGTTACCGTTTGATGAGTTCAAGCGAAACAACTATATGTCTGACTCTGTACTTGACCGGCTATATGAAGCACTCACTAACTTCAACACGGTTGCATCAGGGTCCGCCAGCATGGTCTACGAGACCAACGTAGATGTTATGAAAATCAAAGGGCTTATGAATTACCTTCAAACCCCTGAGGGTACTTCCTTAATTCAAAACGATTCACGCTGGCTAGTCTGCTTAAGAGCTTCAACAATATGCTGCTCCTTGATATTGAAGAAGACTACGACAAAAAGCAAAACACCTTTGCAGGTATACCAGATCTACTCAATGCTCATGCCCTGTTTTTGGCCGGTGCCAGTGATATACCTGCTACCCGGTTGCTTGGAAGTTCAGCTAGTGGTTTAAACGCTACTGGTGAAGGTGATATGAAAAACTACTACGACACTATCCGGTCTAAGCAGGTAAAGGATTATAAGCCTAGACTAGATGTTATTGATAGTATCATGGCTAAGAGTTTGGGCCTTGCAGATGAGCTTGATTTGTCTTACAAGTTTAACTCCTTGTTCCAGATGACACCTAAAGAACAAGCGGATATGGAGTTTGTAAATGCTCAACGCGATGCTATTTACCTGGATAAAGGGGTTGTCCCAGAGTATACAATAGCCAAAGAGCTAAAACAGAACTCAACCTATACTAATCTTACCGATGAGCATATTGATGAACTAGAGGAATTTGCTAATGACTTTGAACCCCCTGCCGACGAGGTTGAACCTGGAGCTAAACAAGAAGCACAGAGCGGAGAAGAAGAAGAGAGCGACCCCGGTGAAGAATCCCAAGGGACCGGAGGTGAAATATCGTAAATGGTTACAAGGTGTAGTCAAACGTCTAAAGACAGATATAAACGAACAGTTGATACCTGCATTGAAGCGGC